TATGCAGGTGTCCATTCGTTTTCCATACTTACTTGTTTGGCATTTGGGCAATCATCTATACCCATAATAACACACATTGTAAGTTGAACAATTAAAATAGTATCAAAAACCATGATTAATGAAAAACTCTCTTACTTTATTATAGTTTCTTTTAAAACCCTCTTGGAATTTTAAATGCATAAGTCGAAGTTGTTTATTGAAATCTTTATCATCATTTTTATTTGTCACTTCAAACTCTAAATTTTCTTTCTTTATTGGTATTATCTGTGCAATTGGTGTTCCTGCTTTAATCACAAATTCACCATCTGTGCTATGCCAATACATAGGAACATTCAGTTTTGCTAATCCTAAATCAGGTTCAAATAAACCAGGGCAAACAGTGAAACGATGATCATCTTTATAAAAAGGATCAATCATTATAAGTTCATAACCTTTTGGTATTTGCACATACCATGGTAGATTTATTTTAAGAATGATGTTCAGTGTATCTTTTGGCCAATCAGTCATAAACTGATGTAAACTATCTTCAAAATGATGTGTGATTGTATCTTCACAAAGACCGTCTGACATTTCAGTCCAATTAGATGGTGTGTTCCATTCATAACCACCGTCTTTTACTTTTAAACTAATATCACTATGAGTTCGAACAATGAAACCTTTACTTTTAAGATTAATAATACCTGGGCACTTTGATGTATGTCTAACATCTAATCTACTATTAACATATTCTTCTATATTTGTTAAAGAACCACTCTCTTTAAAATTTTTAGTTGCACGTTTTATCCAATCATATTGATGTTTATATGCAGGTATAATAGGCATTGTTTCATCAACACCTTCAATCATACTAATAAATTTTAGTTTGTTCATACTAAAAAAAGTTGAAGTTTATATTAACCCTTCTACTTTGATCTGTCGTATTTGTGCTTGTGTGTAATATATGAGGATTGAAATATATTATTCTGTTAGCAATACTAGGAACTTTTTCACCTGTTTCAAATCTTGTATAACCATCACAAGTGTTCATACAGAACAACGCACCTCTATGATCATATCCACTATCTGAATGATATCCATGTTCAAATAAAGTTTCTCCACGAGGATAGGCATTTACTTTGATTCTCATCATTGATTTATAATCTATCATATCTATAAATGGTCGACCTACATCTTTAAAGAAAGGTGAATTGATACCCATATCATTAAATAAAACATGTGTAAAATAAAAATGTGACACATCATGTTCACCTGTCACATTATCAGTCCAATACCAATGAAAATCTGAATCATAGATTGCTTCTTTTATCTTTTCAAACATGTCATTTGGTAAAAAATCATCAACAATTTCTATCATATCGTCTCCTTAATAATATTTTTTAATTTATTATAGTCTTTATCACCTAAAAATGTAGTATATTTTCTTGCCATCAAACTCACTTTTGGCCATACAACTTTTTCTTCTATCTCTTTATCAAACTTCTTACAATAATTAAACATCTTTTGTAGAACAGACATAGTATCTAAACCAATCTTTTTGGCAAGAAAACTTTTCAATAGAATAGGATGTTGACCTTTATAACATTTAAATATTTTATTGAAATTACCATCTGCCTTTTTGATAAGATGTTGCATATCTAACTTGAAATAGTATGAGAAACCATCTCTACGTTTAACATACTGTATATATTTTTGTTCTGCTGTGGAGCTGTTAAGGTCTCCCACCCAAGCATTATGATTACCCACAAAACCAGAAACAAGGAAAGCGACAATATCAGTCTTATACTTCTTACTAATACGATGAAAAAAGAAACGATCATTTCTTTTGTTAAAGGAATCATAAGAAGCCCTAGTCCTACCATTATACTGATCAAAATTATAGTCATCTCTTGTAAAGTGCAATTTGATTGCTAAATATGTTTTATATACCTCATATCCGTCCATTATTTTCCATGAGTATTAAATGATATATTACCTGAAACAGATATTCTTACATCATCACTATCCATAAACGGATAAGCAATGTGTGGTAATTTTGCAGGAAAGAACATTATCTTACCTTCATCTTTTGAGGTTAAAACTCTACTGTATTGTTTTTTTTCACCAATAATGTTTGTATAGATAAATTCAAATCTACAAGGTGATGGTATCTTTAACCAAAGACTAAAACTATATACACCATCGTGGGTATGATAAGGCACATACTGACCTTTTCTCTGAAAATTAAACCATGGTCTATTGAACACCAATGGAAGACTACTTGTAAACATTTTAACGTCTACAATATCAGGATATACATCGTGGTACTTTGAACCCAAAAGCATAATATAATTTTCAAGCAATTGAGCAGAATCTATTACCCATCGATGATTTGGTATGTCGTTATGACCCAAACCAGATTTCATTTTTCTGCCTTTATCTTCTGCTGTTTCTGCCTCTTTTAGAAGCATTTCTTTTACATCATTTGGTATTTCTCCTTCGAAAAAACCATAGTTTTTAAAATGTTGATCTATCATTTAAACGGTACTCCTAAACACCATAATACAATAGAGTATCTATTGCCACTAGTCACTGTTGATATTCTGTGTTGCATATAAGAAGGAAAGACAACAATCGAACCTGGTTTTCTAAATTCTTCAACACAGATTTCTTTGCCATCAGCATTCTTTATAAACAAATCACCACCTTCATAATCTTCACTGCCATTTGATAAATTAATTGATATTGATAACTTTCTTATTTTACCAACGTGCATTGATTCTTCAGTTGTTCTAATATCTTTATTATTTTTATTTTCTTCAGTTAATTGTTGATACATGGCAAAATGATCAGAACCACCATCAACATGCCAATCGCAAAAGTCACCTTGTCTATAATGTGTAAATTGTAGTGCCTCTGTGCAATCAACGTTATAATTCCAACCTGCGTTTTCATTCGCATCATACATTGCTTCTAAAGCAGTGTCAAATAAATCTTTATCTTGGAAAAAGATAACTTCACCTTTTCTTTGATTGGCATCTTTTCCATTATACGTTAATGGTTCTACATCTCTGCCTTCATCTTTTCTTTCTCTAATCATATTAAGACCAACATTAGTATATTGCCTTCGCAATGCTTCATTCAACTTATGTTGTGAAATATAATAAGAATATGTATTATTCATCTAACAAATACTTTGTGCATATTGGAAACTGATCTTTCATTACATGTTCAATATGTTTTACCACATCCCTAGTTTCTGACTGTGTGTCAGGTTTTAATCTTAAATTACAAACACGAGCAAATGCATATAAAGTACCAGACCAGAACCATTCAGTCATCATGTTTTGTGGCAATACCATTCTTGCCATCTCAGGTGCAATATCTTCTTTCAACATTTTATTATATATTTTTTTTGCAATTCTCACATATTTAGTAATGTCATATTCGACTTCTTCATCACTCGAACCTTGTTTGATACTCTTTGGTGGTCTTTTTCTCCACATAAATGGCACATAAAACTCTGGTTCTTCATCAACATATCTACGACTAACCTCATTCCAAACTAAACCCACTTGATGTTTAACTAATTGTCTTGCAACAAAGATTGGTGCTTTGATTCTAAACTGCAAACTGGCATGTGCAAACGGAGACCAATGTTCGTGTTCTGCCAAATACTTAATAAGTTTTTCATCTCTACCATCTAAACCAACTCTACTTTTAGGAGATTCTTTATTGAATGATACACGAGCCGCATTGACTACTGTAGTATCAGAACCCATCTTATCTATAAAGGTGACGTTCATACTGGTAATGTACCACTCTTTGGTAAGTAATGTAGTTCTTCAGCATTTAATTTAATCTTTTCTTTTAATGTTCGATTAATTAAGTGTTTGACTGTATCTGGTTCTATCTCTTTCTCTTTACAGTATTCTAATATGGCATCCATGTGTGTCATCTGTTTCATTTGAACTTTTTGATCTATTAAAATAGCAAAATCTTTTGGTGTCATATTATTTACTTACGTTATCAAAAGCAAAATTACCAGATACAGTAATTCTGTAGTCATCACTGGTATAAAATGGATATACTATATGATTTAACCTTGAGTTAAATACTAACATCTTATTTTCATAACTTTGATCAACATTGGCATGAGTTGCCACAATATCACCTATAGGACTTGTTGTAAGAAATTGTAGTTTAGATGTATCTCTACCATTGGCATCAAATACTGCTTCCTCTGCCTTTAGACTGTATGGTATTTTAATAAAAATTATAAAAGATAGAACACCATCATGTTTGTGTAAAGGATTAAATTCATGTTTTGCCATATAATTAACCCATAAGGCACCTAATTTGAGAGGAGAACCTGTTATATTAACTGGAAATTTTTGAATTTCATTAGTCACAACATCACTATATCGACAACCATCTAAAATTTTTTGTTCAAACTCTTTTGGCCAATTGAATACTTCATGTTCTCTTTTAATATGACCTGCTAATTGATTATTCCAATTTTTACCTTCATGTTTTCTATCAGTAAGAAATGCTAGTTCTTCTTTTGTAAATAAATCAAAACACTCAACACCAATGTGTCGTAATAGTGGTATGTCTTTATCAAAGTTATTATTACTGATTACATTTTGTGCAGCCATAATTATTTCCTCTTATTATATGATATTGCGGTACTATCATCTGTTGTTGACATTGTTGTTGAAGCAACACTTGCCGTAGGTTCACCATGAAACTCAAATGTCATTTGATCTTTATTATCTTGTGCTTCTTCATAAAGAATAAGACCAATTAAAGAATAAATTGCTGTGTCTAAAAATGTATCTTTGATATTTTCTTCATCAAATTTTAATTCACCCTTTTGAATGAAAGACATTAATCGACTATACTTATCACCAAGACGAACTGCAATACCTTTCCAGGCATCAATACCACCTAATTCTGATAATCTAAAATTGGCAAATGGATCTGCCTCTTGAGCATAGTCATGTCTTTTCTTATCGTGTAATGATTTCATTTCTTCTAATAGATCATAAAAACGATGTGTGTATTTGTGCATAGTATAAGTCTCCTCTATTATGGTTGATATCCACGTGGTGGTAGTGTTGTTCGAACATGTCCAACACTTAATGATGTTAGACATACTTTATCACCAT